TAATGCCTACACCTTACAAGTTAACTGTTGCCGCTGACATATGGTCAACTAACACAGAACAAAAATTACAAATTATGGAACAGATATTAATGCTGTTTAATCCAAGTTTAGAAATACAAACAACAGACAACTACATTGACTGGACAAGTTTAAGTGTAGTTGATTTAGAAAGTGTTAATTTTAGTAGTAGGTCAATGCCTACAGGTACTGAAAGCGAGATTGATGTTGGATCGTTAACATTTACTACACCTATATACATTTCACCACCTGTCAAAGTTAAAAAACTTGGTGTTATAACAAACATTATAATGAGTATGTTTAACGAAGACACAGGTAATGTTGACCTTGGTGCTACTATGCCTGAACTTAAACGTTACAATGACGAATTTGCTGAAGGTGTGTTCATGGAAGACAAAGACGGAACTACTGTACGTAAAGATAGTGCAGGACTTGCCATTACAGCATACAATGATTACGATTTACTTGTGTTAGGTAACACTGCACAACTTATACATAGAGGCGTTGTTGGTAATACCAACTGGAATGGTTTCTTTGAAGCGTTACCAGGTACATTTAGATCGGGTCTAAGTCAACTACAACTAACAAGATTAGATATTAATCAAAGTGTCAACGGTACTGTTGCAGTTAATCCAACAGATGAAACAACATTAATTATTAATTGGGACGAAGATACTATTCCAAGTGATATGGTCCTTACTGGTTCAACAGGCGATAGGAATAAGATAGATTATATTATTGATCCAACTAACTTTAATCCAACTACTATTAAATCAAACGGTATTAGAGTATTATTGTTAGGTTCTATTGGTAGTGTAACAAATACTGATGGTGCTGATGCTTGGAAAAACAATGACGGTACAGACTTTGTTGCAAGTGAAAATGATATAGTAGAATGGACTGGTACAAAATGGCAAATACTGTTTGATTCAAGTACAGTAACAGACATCAAATTTGTAACTAACCTAAATACAGGTATCCAATACAAATGGACAGGTACAGAATGGGTCAAATCCATTGAAGGCGAGTACCGGAATGGAGCGTGGCGCATACAATTTTAAATAATTACTTGTATGAGCGACAAAATCAATTGCAGTGGTGCATTATTTTATGCACTAAAAACTAAACGTTTTTTATTCTTACATAGAACTCAAAGCAAACAGAACAATGTTTGGGGTTTGGTAGGTGGCCGTGGTGCTGTTGACGAATCGCCTATTGATGCTTTACATAGAGAAATCAAAGAAGAAATTGGTACTACACCAAAATCAGTAAAAACTATACCTTTAGAAACTTTTGTCAGCACTGACGAAAAGTTCAATTTCCATACATACCTAATAGTTGTTAAAGAAGAATTTATTCCTGATCTAAATGAAGAACATGATGGTTATTCTTGGGCAAGTTTTAGTAAGTATCCAAAGCCTTTGCATCAAGGTTTAAGAAACACACTACAAAACAAAACTAATATTACAAAGTTGCAGACAGTGTTTGAGTTGATTGACATATTAGAGAGTTAACATGATAAAAGTTTACGGCGACATAATGCTGGACAGTTGGATTATTGGGAAAGCCAGTAGAATTAGTCCTGAAGCGCCTGTACCAGTACTAAAAGAAATTGAAAGAAAAAATAGTATAGGTGGTGCGGCTAATCTTGCACTTAATCTTAGCAACATTGTTGACAACGTTTCTTTGTTTGGTGCAGTAGGCATGGACGATGAAGGGTTTGATGTTTTAAAAATACTTGAAAAAACAAATAATATAGATTGTAGCATACAATCAGATGCAGAAATTACAACTACTAAAACAAGATTAGTAGGCCAACGTGGACAACACATCATGCGTTGGGATAAAGAGAAAAAATACAAAGGTAAAGCACAAGCAAGATTCCTTGAAATTGTTAACGAAGAAGATATTGTATGTTTAAGTGATTATAACAAAGGTACTATTGGTGCACATTTAGTAGAAAAACTTAATAATAAAAAATGCAAAGTCTTAGTTGATCCTAAACAAGGTCCAGAAGTATACAAAGGTGCATTTCTTGTAAAACCAAACATGAAAGAATACAAAGCATGGTTTGGAAAATTTAACAGAGAAGTTGCTTTCTTTGCAATCAAAGAACATGGTTGGAAATATCTTGTAGTAACAGATGGTGCTAATGGTATACACGTTTTAAGTGATGAATTACAATATCAACACTACAAAGAACCTGTAAGAGAAGTTGCAGATGTAACTGGTGCTGGTGATACTGTACTTGCCGTTATTGCTTATGGTATTGAAAGAGGTATGGATGTGTTTGCCGCATGTAAATTAGCCTGTTATGCTGGTGCAAGATCAGTAGAACACAGAGGTGTATATGCAATACAAACAGAAGATTTAAAAAGACAAGTAGTTTGGACTAATGGCGTGTTTGATATACTACATGAAGGACACTTTAGACTGTTAAGACATGCAAGATCAAAAGGTAGAAAACTTATTGTAGGTATTAACAGTGATGCAAGTACAAAAAGACTCAAAGGAGAAGGCAGACCTATTAACAATCAATTACAACGTAAAATGAATCTTGAACTTTTACCATGGATTGACGAAGTTGTTATATTTGATGAAGATACTCCCATTAATTGTATTGAAAGATTTCAACCAGACTTAATTATTAAGGGTGGAGATTACACTGTTGAAACAGTTGTAGGTCATGAACTTGCAGAAGTAGAAATTTTTCCAACAGTAAAAGATCAATCAACAACAAGTATTATAGAGAAGATGAAAATATGAGAATTTTAGTTACAGGTTATCAAGGATTTATTGGTTCAAATGTAGCATCATACCTAAAAGCAAAAGGACATGACGTAGAAGGCTTCCCTTGGGAAATTAATAAGTTTCCAGATGCTCAACAATACGATAGAATTATACATTTAGGTGCAATTTCAAGTACAACTGAACGAGATGTTGAAAAGATTATGCAACACAACTATGAATACACAATGAAGTTGATTGAAATTTGTGATATGATGGGTACTTCTTTACAATATGCAAGTTCGGCAAGTGTATATGGAGAACTAACACACTTTAGAGAAGACTTAGAGTTAGATCCTCGCAGTCCTTATGCTTGGACAAAGTATCTTGTTGATAGATTTGTTACACAACACCTAAATGAATTTAGAGTTAACATACAAGGCTTTAGATATTTCAATGTTTATGGTCACGGAGAAGAACACAAAGGCGATATGATGAGCCCAATTAGTAAATTTACTAAACAAGCCAAAGAAACTGGTGTTATAAAAGTGTTTGAAGGTAGTGGTAAGTTTAAACGTGATTTTATTTGTGTTGAAGATGTTGCAGTGATGCATGAAAAAATGCTTGATGTTGATAAAAGTGGTATTTGGAACATTGGTAGTGGTGTTGCTACTTCATTTTTACAAGTTGCACAAGTTATTGCAAACAAGTATGGTGCAAAGATTGAAGAAATACCAATGCCAGAAAACATTAAGGCACAATATCAAAAATATACGTGTGCTGACAATGACAAATTAAAACAAACTATTGAGCATAAGTGCTTTAGTGTAGGAGAATGGGTAAATGGCCAACCAAACTGATTGTAAAGTTGAATGGTGGAGCGTTGTTCCTGGACTTACTAAAGTCGAACCAATCAAAGATGCAACAAAATTCATGCCTGAATGGTTCAAACATGCACCTAAGTACTTGACTGAGGACTTTGCAGACAAAGGCACTATCAAGAACTGTCCTGGATTTATAGATTTATATAAAAATGCGTATGTTGTACCTATGTGGTGCGACTTTCACATCAAAGCAGACAATAAAAACTTTGCATGGCACTCAAGTAATGAAAACTTTACTATGAGCCTGCACACTGACAAGCAATTTTTAGAACATGCACCACAAAATGCCAAAGATGACTTTGTATGTGTTGCAAAAACTGATTGTCCTTGGCGTGTGCGTACAAGTCCTGGCTGGGCAATGATGCAATTACCAATGTTTTATGATTTTAATGAATATTTTACGTGTATGCCTGGTATAACACACACGGAATGGAGCCATCAGATTAACCAACAACTGTTAATCAAAAAAGAAGGCGAATTTTTGCTTGAAAAAGGCACTCCATTAGCAATGTATGTACCAATAAAGATTGCAAACCTTGAAACTACGGTACAAGATGAAGATGAAGAAAAATATCGTGCAAGTTTTGTAAGTAATCTAATATTTCAGAGTAAGTTTAAAGGTGCTTACAAGAAATTTAAAGAAGTATGGAGTAAAAAATGAGTAGACTTGAAGGTAAAGTAGAAAAGGGTTGGGGCTACGAACTAATATGGGCAACAACTGACAAGTATTGTGGCAAACTTATGGTATTTGAAAAAGCAGGCAAGAAATTCTCAATGCATTTTCATAAAGAGAAGGACGAAACATGGTTTGTTAACTCAGGACGCTTCGAAGTTAAATGGATTGACACAAAAGACGCTGTGTTATACAGCAAAGAATTAAATCCAGGGGATACATGGCACAATCCACCACTACAACCACACCAGTTAATTGCACTTGAAGACAATAGTAGTGTTAGTGAAGTTAGTACTGCTGATTCAGTGGAAGATAATTACAGAATTATACCTGGTGATAGTCAAAAAGAAGTAATTAAGAAAAATTCTCCGCCACC